CCTGGATGCCGTAGAAGTCGGTCAGGCCCTCCGGATCGCATTCATCGGAGAACGCGTTCCACGCATCCACAGCCGTCTTCTTGGCGCGCTTCTCGGCGACGGGGCGCGGCTGGATCCCCGTCCCGATCAGATGCGCCTGCCACTTCCGCTTGCCGTTGGCCGGCCACTCGTTGTTGCGCACAAGGTCCCGCGACCGCGCGATGATGGTCTTCAGCGCCGGCGACAGCTCGGCATTGGCCGACGTCGCCGGCGCACGCCAGCCATCCGTGCGCCGGTCTCGCTTGGCGGCGTCGTACCCGCGCGCCAGACTACGCGCCTGCTCGAGCGAAGCCTTTGCCGCCAGGCGCCGCAGACCCCACTCCGGAAAGGCCGCGGCGATGCCGCGCTCGATCGCATTGAGGTCCATCAGTCGCGCCCGAACACGGCGAGCGTTGACGGCACGTAGCGATCCGACGAACTGCCCGCAAGCTCAGCCTCGGCGAACGCCAGGGCCTTGAGCATGTCCTCGGTCGACTGATAGGTCACCTCCTCGTTGTCGTAGCGCACCTTCAGCACGCCGCGCGCAATCGCCTGCTTCAGCTTGTCGATGTCGGTTTGCGTCAGGATCGTCACAGCTTGACCTCGTACCCATCGAGCCAGCCGGGCTCATTTGCCGCCTTGTCGGCGGCGGCCTTCTCCGCTGCCTTCCGCTTCGCAATCGCCACCTCCGCATCCCGGGCGTCGATCGACGCCGCAAGGTTGCGGGGCGCAAACAGCGACGGCTCCGACATTTCCGGCGGCAGCCCGCGAACGGTCGCGAGCGCTGCCCACTGCGCCGCGGTCGTCGACGACAGGCCGAGATATTCGGCAAGCGCCAGGTTGCCGACGCGACAATCGTGGAAGTGGTTGTCGCGGGTCTTGACCCAGCGCTGGGTAACCGTCCGTCCGCGAAACTTGACGTCCTCGAGCTGCTCGGCGGTCAGCTGCTTGAAGTAGACCTCGTCGCACCAGCTGCCGAAATGGCAGTAGCCGCCGGGCGCAATCCTGGACTCCGGCATCTCCTGGCGAAGATCGGTGTAGAAGGAAGCCTTCATCGGCCAGGTCCCGATGCCCCAGAGCTTCGCGCCCTGCTTGATCTTCTTGCCGTCGAGATCGATGTCCTGCAGCGTCGGCTGCCCCAGCGCCGGGCGCCCCCAGCCCTTCAGGCCCTTCGTCGCCAGGATGAGTTCGCGGCCGGTGTCCGGATGTGCGCGCTGGTTGTTCCTGACGAAACTGTAGACGATGTGCGAGCGATATCCGGAATCGACGCCGAGCGCGTCGATCCTGCGCGTGCGACCGAATGCGTCGGGGAATTCCCGTTCGATCGTCTCGCGCTTCAGCTGCGCAAAGGCGTCGCTGTTCGGCTGGGACGTGTCCCCGTCGATATAGCGCGCATCGACACACCACGTTTCCCGGTTCGGGGCGATTGCCATGATCTCGAGCCAGATGCCTCGCATCTGGACGTCCGCGAATGCGACCAGGATAAGGCCCTGCGGCGGCACATGGCCGCGCACGAGGTGCGGCTCCACGCGCTTCAGCAGCCTCTCGTGATCCGGAGCGTCGCCGCGGTAGCGATGCGGCAGTGCCAGCACGAGATTGTTGTATGCCTTCTTCTCGATCTCCGACTTGGCGCGGAGCTTGTCCTCGGCGATCGCCTCGTAGCTCATCATCATCGAAATGAAAGCATCGACGTGAAAGCCCGGATGATCCGTGACCTCGGGCCGGCGAGCGATCCATTTCGCGCCGGAAGACGCCTTGATTGCGATCACACGCTCAGTTTCGGTGATGCGATGGCCGCACGGGCACTCGTACGTGCTCTTGTGCGGATGCTTATCGTCGACCCGAAGGAATTCGTCACTGTGAACGAAATGCTTCCGGCATTCCGGGCAGACACAATTCCAGAACCGCTGATCGCTGCGGCGAAACGATCGGTCGATCCTGCAGTGGCCGTCGCCTTCGCCAAGATCGTCGCCCGAGTCGACTTCCGGCGTCGATATCTCGAGGATCTTCCAGCTCTTGGTGCGCCGGAACGCCGTAAAGCGGCCAAAGAACAGATCCTCCGGATCGCCGTAGCCCGGGATGTCCTGCCACTTCGACACCTCGTCCTTCACGCCCTTGCGGACCGTCTTCGAGGAGAGGTCCATCACCGCGTTGGCGTTGGCGAGCGCGAGATAGCCGCCGGCGAATTTCTTCTCGTAGGTCGTCGACCCCGCCCCCGAGCGCGACGTTTGCGGCAGGATCACCTCCCGCCTGATCCGCCTGTGCCAGGCGTCGATGAGCGGCTGCAGCTTCTGCGAGTTCATCTCGCGCAGCGCGTCGATGTTCGGCATGCCGTAGAGGATGTTGGCGGGCTCCCGATCGGCGATGTAGAGGCACCACCCCAGCGCCAGGATCGACGCGCCGGTCTGCTGCGACTTTCGGACCGTCACCAGGTTGCACGGATGATCGTCGGAGAGGCAATCGGCGATTTCGAGGAGATACGGCGCGCCGTCGGCGCTCCACAACTCCCCGGCTCGCTCGCCGTCGACCAGCACGAGGTTCTCCGAGAGCCATTTCGAGAACGGCAGCGGCGGCGCCGGACGGATCGCATCGCCGAGCGATCGGGCGACCAGCTCGCGTGCGTCGCGGTGTCCGGGCAGATTCAGGACCGGCGCGTTCACTCGGATTCCTCGGTGGTGTCGTCGGCGGCAGCGCCTTTCGCTGCAACGGACTCGAGTTCAGATGCGATGTCGGACTTCAGCTGAAAGATGATTTTCTTCACCAGCACTCGCAGCCCATGAACGCCATCCTTGCCGACCGCGGCGGCCATGTCGTCGCACTGGCCCAGCAGGCGGTCGACCACGCGGGTAATCTTGCCGCCGCATTCGGCGAGAGCTGCAGCCAGCGCCGCGGCCTCGACCAGCTCGCCCTTCTCCTGGGCGAGCCGCATGCGGGAGCGCTCGGCCTCGATCCAGGTCTTTTGCCGCAGCGCCTCGTCGTAGGTTTCACTGGCGGCCACCGGCTGCGGCAGCGCCAGCGTCTGGACAGGCGCCTGAGCCTTGGACGGATCGCCGAACCGACCACGTAGCTCGTCGTACTGGGCGACGTTGACGGCAGCGACCCGGCCCTGCTGGTCCCGCTCGACCAGCAGGCCGTGGTCGGCGACCAGCTGCTTGACCTTGCGCGAGACTGCTGGCTTGGAGACGCCGTCCCGCTCCGCGATGCCGGCGATCGACAGCATCACGGCGCGCGGCGGCGCGTTAACAGTGGTGCCGGACGCCATTAACATCGTTAACCGTGAAAATTGACCTGATCGACTGGTGCGACCGCGGGGTTCGAATTACTCGCAGAGGGCTGCAGTGCCGGAAGGACCCGTAACCTCGAAAGAGATGGCCCGCGCGCTTTTTCTTCCGGATCGAGCAACACGGGCCAAGTTAAAGGGAGGAAACGCCCCAAGGAGGGCAGCGGTGACGCCAAGGCGCTACCGCATACCCTATGCATGCAAAAGCCCCGCTGGATGGCGGGGCTCTCGGCACACAGTGAGGGATTGATGAAGCGCGCGTTTCGCTTCGCTCTCTGTTCCCACTTTCACGTTCCCCGAGGGGCAGGTACTGCGAGGTATTCACGCAATGCCCGATTCCGTCCCTCTGAGTCAAGCGTCTGCACCGCGTCCTCGAACGCCGACCACGGACGAACGGCCACGATCTCATCTTCCACGACCACGGAGCGGGCCTCCCTTCTCCACTTCCGCTTCTTGCGTACAACCACCTCTCGCTCTTCGATGTGGTGCAGCAAGATTGGCCGCCAGCAGTTTTCAAGGTGTCGGATGCGGTCGATCACCTCGTCGCGAACAGTGCCGAGCACGCTGGACACGGCCGGCGTATTTGCGAGCAGTCCCCAGTTTTCGTCGGTGCTCCACATGAACACGAAGACATAGCCCGGAAAGAGCGCTGTTCGCCGATCGATGGCGCGCCCTCGCCTCACGATCCTTTCCTCACATTCGGGAACATAGATGCCGAAGCGACGCTTGATCAGCTCGGCCTCGACGTCGCGATTGAGAATTTCAACCACGAACCATTGTGGCGAAGCGCCGCGCAGCGTCGCCGTTCGATGTCCTGCGGCCGCCAGGTCGACGTAATCGACCACCGTTCCGACGCGCAGTTCGTCCCTGACCGTGGCAAGGTTGCCTCGCTTCTCCGAGCTCATTCCACGTCTCCAACAAACCGTGATGCCTCTCGGGTCTGCTGGCCTTCCGGCTGCCGGCCGGTCTCTCAAATGAATATTCCGGACCGGAATATTCATTTGCGGGAGGATGGTCGGGAGGTTCATGGGAACATCGACCAAAATCCCTCAATCGAAGAAAACACTGTGCCGCAGAGCTTTCTTTTGATCCTTGGGAGGATGGGAGGATTGGGAGCTTGTTTTCGTTACGTGATATGTGTGCCCGCGCGCGCGCACATATGACGTATGGAAACAAGCTCCCGAAATTCCCTCAACCTCCCATCGCAAAGCAATTCAACAAGTTACGCGCCGCTGATTCTTCCCGACTTCGGGAGGATGGGAGGATCAGATTTCGATTTGACCTGCATCCGAACTCTCCTTCTGCCCGTCGTCGCGGACGCGAATGGGCTTGCCCTCGTGGTCGACAAAGTCGTTGACGCCCTTGATCAGCTTGACGTCGAGCCACCACACCACGTCGCTCTGCTTGCGCTTGTAGCCGCGCTCATCCATGGCGAGCGAGAAGCCGCGATTCTTCCAGGCGTTCTCGCCCGACGATGCGCACCAGGCCTCGTAGACCTGGTGCAGCACGCTCGACTGCACGCGATCGCCGATGGAATCGACGACGCAGGTCGCGAGGAAGCGGCCGAGCGGGTCGGAGGCCGAGCGATACTCGGCCGTGGCCTGCAGCACGTCTTCCGGCTCGTGCAGGCCCTTGTCGATCCACACCCGAAGCCCGTCGAGCAACCAGTTGAGGATGCCGGAGGCCTCAGCGCGCAGCTTTTCGTGCAGATGGATGTCTCGCTCTTCCTTCGGGATGGTGACGCCGAACGGCACCAGCCGCACGCGGCGCCAGATGCCTTCGTCGGTGCCCGATATGGTCGGCCGGTAGTTGCCGCTCATCGTCAGTTTGAACTGCGGATAGAACTTGAAGAAGTCGCGGTTGAGATGGCGCGCCTGGATCGGCTCGCCGCCGGTGACGAGCTTCACCATGGCCTCGGCGAGTTTCGATCCCTTCTCCGGCTCGGAGGTGCGCAGGAAGCGCACGCCCGGAAGGATGGCGAGATCCGGCGTCGCCTGGCCGGCGCCGCGCGACTTGCCGTGGTCGAGAAATGTCTCGATCGGCACCGTCTCGCCGTAGTCGCCGGCGACGAAGCTGACGGCATCGATCAGAACCGATTTGCCGTTGCCGCCCTTGCCGTAAAAGAACGCGAGCAGCTGCTCGGTGGTGTCGCCGGTCAGCGACAGGCCGAGCCATTGCTGGATGAAGCCGCGCATCTCGCTGCGCGGCTGCACCTTGGCGAGGAAGGCGTCGAACACCGGCCGCCGCGCTTCGGGATCGTAGTCGACCGGCGCCAGCTTGGTGATGAGATCGGCGGGATCATGCGGCCGGAAGTCGACATAGTCGCCATCCGCCTTGCGCGAGACCACGAGCGTGCCGTTGCGCAGATTGATGCGCATCTTGTCGGCATCGAGCCTGTCGATCGAGACGGCGAAGTATGGCGCGCCGCGCTTTGAAAGGGCGCCGAGCTTGTTGGCGGCCTCCGAGCTGCGGCCCCAGCGGGCGATCTTGTCGGAATAGAGCAGGCCCGCCTTTTCGTCATAGACCCAGTCTCGGCCACCTTCGGCCTTCAAGCCGCTGCTCGCGACCGCATCGGCCTCGTCCTGGATCGCTCGCACGGTATCGTGCTCGGCGATCTTGACCAGTTCCTCGGCGCCGTCGCGGCTCCAGCGCCGGCCGTCCCATGCGAGCCAGCCCAACGCAGGACACCACAGCAGCTTGTGCTTGTAGCGCTCGCGGAACCGTTCGGCGTTGCCGAGGTCGGTCAACGGAAAGAACGCCAGACGCATGTGGCGCGCACCGTCGTCCTCGGCATCCGCTGGCGGCGCCCGCCATCCGCCGTTGTTGTTTGCGCCGTTCGCGGCCGCGCTCGCTCGGTCGCCCCCGCCCCCCTCATCAAGGTCGCCATCGGCGCTATCTCCCGTTTGGGAGCTTGTGGATTCGCTTCGCCCTTGTGCGGGCGCGGGCGACGACGGCGACGAAGCGGGAGGATCGTCAGGTGGCCGCGACGGCGCGGGCCCTGCCGGGGAAACGACGGCCGCGGCCTCAGGGGAAGAAGAATTTCGGACATCCGCGCTGTTCCCGGCTTCGCCGGGGCGCGGAAGACTCAGCATAAGAGGCGCGCTGAAATCGCGCGGCGTCTTCCTGCCGGCCTTGATCGCTGCCGCGATCGTGGCCCTGACCGCCCGGGCGCCGAGATCCTTGATCAGCCGCACGCCGGCGGCCGCGTCGTCGAGCAGGGCCTTAGCGAACTTCTCGTCGATCGCGCCGGCGGCGGCGATGCTGCCGGCCTGGCGGGCGGCCTCCTCGAGCGCAGCGGCCCTTGCATCGCCCTCAGCGGCCCGCAGGCGCTGGATCTCCTGGTCGATGGCCGAGAGGCCTGCGCGGCGCAACTCGTCGCCTGTGAGCGCGCGCGGCTCGGCAAAGGCCGGTGCTGTGTCGATCAGCTCGAGGACGGCTTCCTGCGTCACGCCACGCCTCCTCGCGCCGGCGACGACGAAGGCGTCGCGCCGGTCGCGCTACGCGCGACGAGGACGTCATTGAAGTCCAAACCCGCCGGTGCGAACGCAATTCGGATGGTGCGCCCTGGCCGCGCGTAGCGGCGCGCGGCTCGAGTCATCGCAAAGCGTGTCAGCACCGGCTCGCTGTCGCCGTCGCCGAGCAGGATCAGCTCGTCGACACTGTCCGGAATCGACAGGCCCTGATCATCCGGGTCCGGCTGGTCGTTGGGCACGCTGATGGCGCGGCCGTTCGGTCGCTTCAGCGTCGGATGCGGCACGGTCTTGATCGCGCGGCCGGCCATGTTGCCGAGATCTCCGGCGGCCCAGAACGCGGCATCCTCGATCGAGCGGCCGGCGCGATGGTATGCGGTCCACACCGCGAGAACGGTTTCGATGCCCTCGCCGATCACCAGACGCCGCGGGTCCTTCGTCAGCGCGATCGCGATGTGCGCGCCGGCCTTCGAGCCGCGCATCTTCTTCGAATTGAGCACCTCACCCGTTTCCGGATCGGTCAGCTCCAGCTTCGCCGGCGGGTCGCGCGTCTCCGTGAGCCAGGTGGTGTGCAGCCCGCCGAACCTGCCGTCGGCGCGGATGAACGCGGCCAGCATCGCCGGCCCCCTGTGCAGCACCATTGGCGATCGGCGGCCGCGATCGTCGAGCTGCTCGCCGTGGAAGTACGGCGCCTCGGAGAGGAAGCGCAGGCCCGGGCACGACGCCGGCAGCGCCAGGCCGCGGCCCTCGAGGTAGCGCGCGGCCGCCGAGCCGTGGATCTCGGAAGCCTGCTGCCAGGCGCGCCACAGCCGCTTGCGCTCCTTCTCGCGAAACTCTTCCGACTGTCTTTCCCGCGCCAGGCGCTTCTTCTCGCGCGCCTCGAACAGTTTCTTGGCCGCGGCAGCATCGAGCTCGCTGCGGCCCCCAAGCCGCTCGATCGCACTCCTGAAGTCGCAGCCCTCGACCTTCTGCACGAGGTGGATGACGTCGCCGCCATCGGGGCACACCGCGCAGACCCAGCTCGTGCCGTCCTCGAGGATCTCGAAGCGCTGCGACGTCGCGCGGCCCCCGCACACCGGGCACGGCCCGACCAGGCGGCGGCCCATGCGCCTAAGCTTGACGTAGCCGCCGGCGACGCCCTCCAGCGGATTGCGCGCCTTGATGTCCTCGAGGTCGGCGGTGGAGAGGCGCGTCATTCGTCAACCGCCTCCGCCGCTCCGGCTTCATGGCCTGCGCTGTCGGCCGCCGGCGCAGCGTCCGCGCGACGCCCGGCGGCCGACAGCCGCTCCAGGATGGTCCTGTCGCTCTGGATCAGATCAATCAGCCGGACGATGCCGGCGAAGTCGTCGCGCAAGGCGACCTTTTCCGGCATCGGCTCCTTCAGCCGGCCGTCCCGCACCCAGAAGTCCTGCGTGATCTCGAGGCGCTCGGCTTCGAGCTGCGCCGCGCGCGCCATCCGGTCGAGCGTGGTTTTGCCGGGTGGTTTCATGGTGACCTCGGCAATGCGCGGCATACCGCGATCTGGTCGAGCTTCGCCTGATCGCCGCGCTGCCGCGCCAGGAATTCAACCGGTCCGTACTTGTCCGTCAGCACGGCGCCGGCGGCGATCGCGAGCTGCTTCTTGGAAAGTGCGATGTCAAAATGCACCCAAGACGCTTTCGGTGGCTGTTGCAGCCATTTGCGCTGCACGCCGATACGATCGGCCATCGCCAGCAGCTCGGGCAACGTGTCGGCCCACATGTGACACATGACCATGTTGCCGAACCTGTGCTGAACATCGTCAACGTAGACGGTCATGCTGCCCCCACTGGCCGCACGCCGGCCGCGTTAAGCCAATCGTTGATCTTCACCAGCGCCAGCCGCCGCGCGTCTGCCATGTCGCGCGCCGGGCGCCAGCTGGTGGCCGAGGCCTCGGGCAGCAGCAGGCGGAAGCTGGCAGAGAAGGCGCCGCGCTCGATCGGCACGATCTCGCCGACCTGGACGCGGCCGAGCAGGATCGTCTCACGGCCGAGCGCGGCCGGCTGAAACGCCACCACGCCCACGTGTACTTCCCCGGCCATTGCTTCCGTCCTTGTGATGCTGCGCGTTTTCCATTGCGCCGTTCGCTGACGGCCGGCGTTGCCGCCGGCCTGCTCGGGCGCGCGCGCCCTCAGCGCTTCTGTTTCGAGATTTTCTTCGCCGACTTTTTCGCGGCCGCGGCGCGCTTTGCCGCCGGTGACTTGGCGAGAGCCTTCTTCGCCTTGCTGAGCGCCGTGCGCATCGCCGGCGACACAGTCGGCCGCCTGGTCTCCGCAGCCTTTGCCGCGCCCGCCGGTGGCGCCGCGGCGGGAGCGGAGGCCTTCACGACGGGCGCCTTGTAGTGCAGCGTCCGCAGCTCCTTCGGCACCCAGCCGCTGCCCTTCAGGTTTTTGGTCGCAAACACCGCGAGCTCGCGCTTTGAGCCCTGCGCCGCCTTGCGTGCCTCGTCGGGGTTGATGGCCTCGGCGATCGCCTTGATGACGAATCCCTTCGGCGCGCTGCCGAAATAGTCCTCGGCGTCGAAGCGCGCGGCGATCTTCGCGTTGACGATGGCGGCGGGCATCGCCTCGCGCATCGCCGGCAACTTCTCGCGCGTGCCGTGGCTGTAGCAGGAGACGACCGATCCGTTGACCTTGACCTGCGAGAGAACCAGCTTGCCGAGGATCTGCGCCAGCGGCGTGCCGAGCTCGTCCGTCTCGAGACACGCCGCGATCGCGTCGAGCGTGCCGGCGACCAGCTGGGCATCGAGCCGGTCCTTCAGCGCGCCCGAGAGCTCGGTCGGCTCCGGCGCCGGCTGGCCAGCAGTTTTTGCGGCCTTTGTGTCGGCCTTCTTCTTCTCCTGCCGCTCCTCCTTCTCGACCCTGGCCGCCGTCTCCTTCTGCGCCGGCTTCACCTTGCCGTATTCGACCTTGAGGAAGCCGTCGTCGTCGATCTCGACGAAGCAGCCGGCTTTCGCCATCGCCTTCGGCAGGAAGCCACGAAGCTCGATCGCCTCGATCAGCGCGCGCCGGTCGTGGAAGGCCCGCTGCTGCGCCGCGTTCATGTCGAAATAGCGGAGCCGGTAACCCTCTTCATTCGACGTGATGCGATCGAGCTCGTCCAGCCGCCGCTGCTCTTCCTCGCTCGGCTTGCTTTCCGCCGCTTTCAGCGACGAATAGTTCCAGTAGGTGTTCTTGACGCTCTGCCGCGTGACCGCCCAGCCCCACCCGGACTTCACCAGGCGGTCGCATTCGGCGGAGAGCCGTTCATCCGCCATCTTGCGCGCCAGCTTCGCGTCCGAGACCTGGTGGTCGCTGCCGAACAGGTCGCGAGTCACCTTGCCGCCGCGGGCAACGTAGGCGTCGACCCCAACGAACTCGACGAGAACGCCGAGCTCCTGGTCGATCTCAAGGATCTCCTTGACATCGTCGTCCTCGACCTCGATCAGCACGCGGCCGTACTCCCCGCCAGCCTCGCTCCGAAGCCTGTCCAGCACCTCGTCCTGCCGCTTGTGATCGGCGAGCGTGAACGCCTTGGCCGCGCTGGCCTTGAGCTCGCCGTTGCGCCAGGCCTCGCGCACCTTCGGCGACAGGCCGCCGAGCGCCAGCACCTGCTGCACCTCGCGTTCGGCCAGGCCATACTGGTGGGCGATCTCGGCTTCCGTCTTGCCGTGGTCGTCGCGCAGCCGCGCAAAGCCCTCGTATTCGTCGATCGGGTGCAGCTTCCGGCCCATCACGGCGACCGCGAGCGAATCCTCGAAAGCACCGTCGGCCGGCCGCGGCTTGCAGTCGATCAGCTCGGAGCTTTCCTCGCCATAGATCAGCCGCAGCGCCGCCAGCGAGCGGTTGCCATCACTAACGAACCAGATGTCCGGTACGCCATCGTCGAACACCACGAGATCCTCGATCAGCCCTCGGGAATGGATGTTCGCTGCCAGTGCCTCGATGCCGTCGAGCCGGCCGGTGACGCGGGCATTGGAGGGATGGTTCGGCGCCTCGTGGCCGAAGCGGAGATTTTTCAGCGGCACCTGGATATGTGTCGACATCGGCGTTCTCCCTGTTACGTAGAGTTCAGCGCGCGGCCTTGTCGGCCGACCCGATCTCCGGTTTGGAAAAATCGGGGACCTGCATGACAGCCTCGGCGAGTTGACCTTCTGCGCGCTGAGGAACACCTCGACGATCGGGCCGAGCTGCTCGCGCTCGACGCACAGGAGCTCGCGCCCGAGCCCGATCTTGTAGCGCTGCTGCTCGTGATCGATCGCGATCGTCTCGTGCGCGCGGCGGTTGGCAAGGCGATGGCGGGAGGTCATGCGCCCTCCCGCCGGTCAGAGGTGGTTAGCTGCTCTTGACGGCCACCGATCGCATTCCCATTTGAGGTTGTTGTCTCAAATGGAGTATTTTTATGCCGATGAAGGGCGCCCAAGAATTTGTTGAGGACCTTGTCCGCCATGTGCGGCCGCCGCGGGGCTGTGCCATTGCATTGACCGAGTATGATCCCAAGGACGCTGACGAGCCCAACTGGACGGCAGGAACGGGCAACATGCCCCCTGACGCCCTTTCGCGGTACGAAAGCGCAGTCATCGAGCTGCGCAGGCAGCATCCGCGCATCGACTGGACCGGCATCACCGAGAAAGATGGTGATCGCCGGCGCATTGCGAGATGGCTGTCCGAGGTCGAGACCTAGCTCGCGGCCCTCCGGCATCTCATCGGTGCAAAGCTGCATCACGCCGCCCTCCCCGTGAATTCCAGCTCGTCGCCCCAGCTCACCCAGCCCGGCCGCGTCCGCCTGGCCTGCAGCTCGAGGAACGGGCCTTCCGACAGCCGCTCGCTGCGTTCAAGCCATTCGTCGGGCTTGCGCGAGTGCTCCATCACGGGTGCGATGATCAGCTGGCGCACGTCGGCGTGGAGGCGCTTCGGGTTGCCCTTGACGCCGAGCCAGCAGTCTTCCGGATTGGCGCGGGTGTAGTAGCCCTGGCCCATGTGCCAGGTGCTGCTGGCCCAGATGTCGAGCGCGCCGTCCCCGTTGGTCTTGATCCAGGTGTAGAGCGTGGTGACGTGGCGGTAGCCGTAATGCGCCATCAGATCGAGCGCGTCCTGCGGGCACCAGTCGACCATCCACATCCCGAGCATGGAGTCGTCGGCGCCGAGCTCGCCGACCGGCAGGTTCTTGATCCGGTCGACCTCCTCGGTCTTGTAGTGCACGTTGGCGCTGCGGCCTTCGCCGGCGGCGGAGCGGGTCAGGAACTTCCACTGCGGATCGGCGCCGATGAACTTTGCGCGGAAGCCCGACAGCGCGAGCCTGCCGAGATCCTCGACCTTGCCGCCGCCGAGCGTCCGCGCCGCATGCGCCGCACGCCGCCCGGCGATCTCGGCTTCCTTGGCCGCCGCCTTCACCGGATCCACCAGGATCGCATGGCCGCCCTTGATCTTGTCGCGCGCGGCCAGGATCATGCCCTCGAACGCCTCCGGCGCCATCGAAGCGGCCTTCTTCGCCGTCATCGACAGTTTCGGGTCGACGCCGATCTCGGCCAGCGTCGCTGGCCGATTTGTCCTGGCGCTGTTCGCGACGGCCTCGCG